ACGATTAGCGTATGCGATAGCAGCATTTGCAAGGTCGATGCGGAGCGACAGGTCGATGGCATTGTTCTCTGATACGTTCATTTCATTTTCTCCTTAGATGATGGTGAGGTCGATCATTTCGAGGTCACAGAATAACACAAGCCAGTCAAGATCGCAAGTGTCTCCAGCATCAAATTCTATGCTAGTCGATGACACCACGACAACTCGGTTGGTGTCGTCGTCGAGAATGGTAGCAGTTACTTGGTACATTTCGTTTCCTTCTTGATCCGATGTATCTATTATGATCGGAATTCAGGCTCATGTCAACACCTATTTTTTGTGGGGTCTTTGGCCAGGCTCATAGTTTTTTCCTATCGTCCAGCCTCATAGTTTTTTCCTATCGTCCAGGCTATTAGGGTAAGTCCCTATTGACGGGGAGGGGGCAGGTGTGGTAGACTAGGGGGGTTGTTAGACTAGTTGAACCCTATATGGCTGGGGCCCTCCCACACGGCCTACTTTAAAATTTTTTCACAACGTTTTCGGTGCTAAACCAACCCCCCAAAAAATTTTCTAACTTGCAAATGTTTTCCGAACCTGCTATAATGATCTCTCAACTATAGAAATCACAACAATGTTGCCCACAAACGTCCCTAATCAACACCCAGCAGAAACGGTCCAAATCTCTCCGGAAGCCCTTGAAGTGGCCAACAACTACCTTACTTCGCAATCTCACGCTCAGGTAGCGGCTGACCTAGACCTGCCCGAGACCGTAGTGCTGGGCTACCTTGACCGTCCGGAAGTAAAGCGCTACATTGATCAAGTGTTTTTTGATCAGGGGTTCAACAACCGATTCATGCTACGCAAGGCAATGGACACCCTCATTTCTCGCAAGTTTCAGGAGCTAGACTAGGCGGAGGTGGGATCATCAAAAGACATTGCTGACCTGCTAGCACTAAGTCACAAAATGACAATGGAACAACTAGACCGGCAGATTCAGTTGGAGAAACTAAAGGACAAAACGCCAACAACCCAAACAAACATTCAAATAAACGACTTATCCAACCACCAGAAATTGTTAGAACGACTGCTACAAAACAAACTATGAACAAGACCTATCAAGATGCAGAAATGTACAACCGCGGTGTTAAGTACATTGACAAGGAAAACTATACCAAAGCACTGGTGTACTTTAAAAAGGAAAAGCTGGAGTTCAAAGAACTACACCTTAACATGGGTGCTTGTTACAAGTACTTAAATCAAGACGACAAAGCTTGGTACCACTATACAAAAGCAGCCGATCACGCAATGCCGTATGCAGACGGCCGATTTGGTGGTTACGCAGCAGCAATAAACAACCTAGCACTAATGTGTTATGCTAATGAAGAGACGGAACGAAGCCTGGACTATTACAAAGAGGCCCTGCGTCTAGACCCCGACTACCACTCTGCACGCTGGCACATGGGCATTTCTCAGATGAGGTTGTGGCTGTCAAACAAGCCGGTAGATGTTGGCGAAGCACTAGTAAACTACGACTACCGTTTTTATGTAGACAAGCGTAAAACCGTAATCGACACCGGGGGCCTACCTCGTTGGGATGGTGTGACAAAAGGCAAATCTATTGTTGTGGTTGTGGAGCAGGGTATCGGTGATCAAATTCAGTGGTTTCGATACTGCAACCTACTGCACAAGTTTTTTGACAAGGTATGGGTACAGTGCGGTACCGGTGTTAGAGTAATTTTTAAGGGTATTGACTTTTGTTATGATCCACGCGAAACTGATGCTGAGTACTGCGTGCCGCTTTGTTCACTAACTCGTTGGTTCCCACCAGATGCAGCACCTCACAATGCTCACATTCAGAATTACCTCCCACATGATTTTGGTGATCCTAACTTAAAGATTGGGTTCATTAACTCTGGCAACAAAGGCCACGTTAACGACTACAATCGATCTTGCAGCATCCACCACTTCCTAGACCTTGGTGGCCCGGGCCGCACACTCTACAACCTACAGCCGGGTGCTCGTGATATCAAAGGTGTTGTGAACCTAAACCCAAGCAGTTGGGTAAAAACAATGAGCTATATACAGGGCCTAGATCTTATCGTCTCAGTAGACACTAGCATTGTGCACCTAGCCGGATCAATGGATATTCCTTGTTGGATGGTAATGCCTCTAAAAGACACAGACTTTCGTTGGGGTGATTCTAGTTGTGGGTATGATCAGGTGTGGTATCCTTCAGTGGAAGTATTTCGTAATCCGGGTAGTTGGGAACGCACTTTCAAGAACGTAAAGGAGCGTCTTAATGGCTTTAACCGTAAGTCGTCCTGATGTTAATGTTGTAGACATTACCCACTTTGACCCTGTCAGCAGATTTATCAAACTACCAGTAGACAGCTATTTACGGCTTTTAGACTTTGGGGGTGTTAATGTCTACGACTCACTAAATCGACCCCAAATCGCACTAATCAACGCGATCAATAATCCACGCTACCGCTTTATTACTGCGGCTCTAAGTCGTCGACTAGGTAAAACGTTTATTGCTAACGTGATTGGTCAGCTAGTAGTTCTAGTGCCTAACTGCAATGTCCTAATCATGTCGCCGAACTACAACCTGAGTTCCATTAGCTTTGATCTACAACGTAAACTTATCAAACACTTTGATTTGGAGGTTGCAAAAGACAACCTAAAAGATAAGGTAATCGAGCTGACAAATGGGTCTACTGTACGCATGGGATCCCTTAGTACGGTGGATAGTTGCGTTGGCAGATCGTACAATCTTATCATCTTTGACGAGGCCGCACTAGGCTCAGACGCTGAGTCAGCATTTAATGTTTCGCTCAGACCGACCCTAGACCGTGAGGGTAGCAAAGCAATATTTATTTCAACGCCACGGGGCAAGGCCAACTGGTTCTCCAGATTTTACGAGCGTGGTTTTGATGATCGCTACCCAGAATGGTGTTCGGTACACGCAGACTATACCGAAAACGAACGCATGACGGAAGCAGACGTTCAAGAGGCTAGATCCACAATGTCTAAATCGGAGTTTGAGCAGGAATACCTAGCCAGCTTTACTACTTACGAAGGCAAGATCTACGATTTTAGTGAGGATCTAGTTCAAGACTGGGTTAATCAAGATGGTGTAGAGTTCTTTGCTGGCCTAGACCCTGGATACCGCGATGCAACCGCTTTTATTGTGGTTGCCTATGTGCCTGCTGGTGACTACTACCACGTTGTAGATGAATACCAAAAGGTAGAGTCTACCACCGCCGAACACGCTACTGTTTTTAGCCAGCTTAGTGAACGTTGGGGCATTGAAACCATCTTTATTGACTCAGCAGCAGCGCAGTTTGCTGGTGATCTCGCCTACAGCTATAATATAGCAACAATAAAAGCTAAAAAGCAGGTTTTAGAGGGAATTGCTTTTGTTCAGACGGTTGTACAACAGTCCCGTTTAAAAGTAAGTCCACACTGTGTGGCCACACTAAAGATGTTAGACCAATACCAGTGGGATAAAACGAGCACTACTAGAGAAAAGCCGGTTCATGATGCTACATCGCACATGGCCGACGCCTTGCGTTACGCTCTTTATAGTTACACAGTATAACAAAAACCCCGATGGTTGGTCGCCATCGGGGTTTTTTGTTTTGGTAGGTAGCAAAATTTTATTGTTGACTTTGATTCCCTGTGGTGATATAATAGGTGAGTTGAAAAAATTTGGTGATAAAAAATGGCAAAGAATACGGATAACAAACGTATTGCAGTAAAGCACGTTCGCGACAAGGCTAAATCAGCGTATGAAAAGGATGACCACTGTTGTATCTGCGACACTGGTGAAGACCTAGAACTTCATCACACGCACAGTATTACTATACTGCTAAATAGCTGGGCCCACTTAAAAGGCTATGATATTAGCACTGACGCGGGTATCTTAGCAGTACGTGACGAGTTCATTGAACAACACCATAAACAGATTTACGAAGACGTTTACACACTATGTAATCGTCACCATGTCAAGCTACACAGTATTTACGGAAAAGCACCAGCAACACACAGT